GTTCACCGTGCGGCCGTACAACCCGCAGCTTGTGACGGTCGTGCTCAACAACCGGCCCTACTCGCGAATCAATTCGATTTTTATACAGGTGCTCAAGTGGTTCGTGCCGGTGCAGACCACGGGCGCGAACAGTTACCTCCAAGACTTTTACGACCTCGGCTACTACAAGATTGTGCCGATGCTTTCGAACGCTGGCAACGGACTCGGCTCCCCCATTCCCTCGGAAATCATTGATCGCGTGCCGCTCGGGGTCCTGTGGACCAACTACACCTTCGGCTTCGGGCAACCCATCACTGGGCAGGAACTCGACCAGGTTGCCGAGACGACTGGATGGCAGGCTCCAATCAGCAACCGCCTCTGGGCACCCTCGCAGCCGACTGCGGTGTACGACACGGGCATTCTCATTCCCACGAACCTCTACACAATCGACTACGCGAACGGCCTGGTCACGTTTCCGTCTTACATACCGAGTGGTCGCATCACTGCAGACTTCGTCACCAACGAGAGCGTCCCGGCGGAAATTCGGCACGCCACCGCCCTTGTCGCGCAGTGGCTCATAGCACAGGCGACCGAGAACCCGATGGGCATCCAGACCCTCAGCGTGCAGACGTACTCCGTGACGTTCGGCGAGGACAACCAGACGAAGCGGCGCTTCGAGCAGCTCCTCAGGCCGTACTCGCAGCAGCTCCCGAGGTTCCTATGATATGCAGAACAGCCTCCTAAATGAGACGGTCGACGTGTACCGCAGGGTGTCGACCGGCCGCGACTCGCTCAACAACCCGACGTACGGCGTCCCGGTTACCGGCGCGGGCTGGAACCTGATCTACCTCGCGATGCCGTCGAAGCTCGCGTTCACCGACAAGCGCATCGAGTTCGCGCGCGGCGGCGAGCGCGTGAAGCCCTACGGCACGATGTACTTCTCCGCGGACTTCCCGCTCGTGCGGCAAGAGGACCGTATCATCACACCCGACAACATCCAGTACGTGGTCTCGTCGATTCGCGTCGCGTACAAAACAGCGAAGGTGATCGACCACTACGAGGCGATCGTTGAGCTCCCATAGTATGAGACTCACAGAACTCAATCCGGAATGGACTGACAACAAGACACACTTGCGTTTTGATTGTCCGCGGTGTCGTGGCAGTCGCCTATACATTCCCGTGGCGAAGATAGACCCAGAAGATATTCCGTGGGGAATGACCGGCACGACGTTCGAGGACATCTCGCTGTCTCCGAGTATAAACTTTACGCACGGAACGGGGAGCGGTATCGACTGCAATGCTCATTTCCATATTCGAAACGGAGAGATACAAATGACATAGTATGGAACGAGAACTTCAGGACCTGGACTTCATCGAGAACGACCTCATCGCGCGTGAGGCCGGCGCGACGACATTCAAGGAGTGGTGGGAGTTACGGCAGCAACGCAATCAACTCAAGGCCGAGCGCGCAATTCTACGCGAAGCGATAGGGAAGGCGCGCGTGGAAAAGACGAACGACGCAATTAGAGACGAAGATATCACCGACGCGCGTTCGCTCATTGCTCTCTACAACAAGCGACACAAAACCGCGACCCAGACAATCAAAGCTCTGATGAGGAAGTTCACCCTCGACCAGCCGGCTGCCGCTCGGGTATTCTGGACCGAGACCAAGCGTGACGATACGAACGCTGTCCTAGATATCGGGAAGGAGATTGGATTCGATACCTACAAGGTAATCCTCTCTCCCAGCGCCTGCCCGGTGTGCGTCAAGAAGACCGACAACGGGGCCAAGATATTCAAGGCCGCGGAGCTCGAGAAATCGGGACACGGCCACAAGCCCCCCTTCCACCCCAACTGCTACTGCGTGCTGGTGCCGTGGGTAGACTAACGCCAAACCAGAGCCAGAACTCTCTATAATGATTAAGAGAATATGGCAAAGATATCTGGAAAAATCACCGGGGTTAAGCTGAACGCCCTAGAGAACCTAGGGCGAAAGATTGGCAATAGGGTGAAGCAGTACGACGTGATCATGGGCCGCCGCATGGAGCTAGCGACGAACATGGTGTGGCGCATAGCCCACCAGAAGCGTCCGTACATCTCGAAGCAGCACCAAAAGCGCGGATTCCGAACGCTCTCTGGAAACATCCATCACAACCGCGTGTCAGACCCGAACGCCCAGCTCGGCGTCCCGGTCGACACCGGATTGCTGCAGAGCGCGGTGAAGAAGGAGGTCACGCACGTCGGCCACGGAAAGTTTCAAGGCATGGTGTACGTCGACCTCGGGATTGCGCCGTATGGCATCGACATGGAGTACGGTACCTCGAAGGTCCACGCTCGCCCGTTCATGCGGCCGGCCGCGGCCCTTACGAAGGACGCTATCCGCAAACTATTCGCCCTCAAGGCCGAACTAAAGTGATATGCTAGAAATACTTCAATGGATAGTCACGCAGATGACGGGGGACGCGATTCTCACGGCGATTGTTCCAGTAGACAATATCTACACGGGACCAGTCGACGTGCTCAACGAGACGCAGCCGGAACTCCACATGCCGATGATTGTGCTCTCCACGGTCTCGGAAGTGCAGCGCACCGTCCCGCAGGGTGCGCGCGACACGCAGATACAGATGGACATCTGGTCGCGCAACTCGCAACTCGAGGTGGAGAACATCTACGAGGAAATAATCAACCTCCTCTCTTTCCAGATTGCCAATCAAGGCACGGCGCACATATTCTGGGATCGGCTCGGCGGGTCGATCGACATGTTCGAGGAGGACCGCAGGATATGGCATCGCGCCGCCACCTTCACTTTCTGGAGCATCAAACCCTAATTATCAAAATTACCAAGTAACAACTATTTATGACCCAACAGTTCCAGGCCGCAGGTACTCCGGTGAACAACCGATTCGTATTCAACAGCGGACAAATCGACTTCGGCAACACACGCGTCGTCGCAATCGACAACATTTCCCTTTCGGTGGATTGGACGGACCTCGGTCTCTACATCATGAATTCCGTCAAGATGGCGGACATCGTGCGCCACTCGTTAAAGTGCACGCTCAGCGGGAAGCTCAAGAGCTACCCGCTCGAGATGGACATGATTGCTGCAGGTTCTTCCGCAATAGGCGTACCCGACAACGCAGATACGCTCGACGGGCAGCCGACGCTCCAGAACCCCGTCGTGACGCTCTTCGACCGCAACAACAAGCAGATTCAGTACCAATTCTCAAACGCCCTCTTCAAGAGCACGAAGTTCACCGGCAAGGCGGAGGACTACGGCGAGTGGGATTTCGAGATGGTGTCGATTGACGTAACCGAGGTAGCAACCGCATAAGCGTATGGACGGTCTCAAACTCATTAACCCCGAGCAAACCATACAAATCGGGGATGCGATATACACGGTGCACAACGCTACGCTCGAGAAGGTGATTCTCTTTCAGGCTTACTTCAACAAGCTCACGGATGCGAAGGATCCCGCTGTGGAGAAGAAGGTCGCGGCGTACTGCCTATTCCTCATCTTACAGGGGGCGAATCCCGCCATTCCTAGTCTCACGGAAGAGTGGGTGCAGCAGAATGCGCCCGACCTCGAGATGGCGGACATCGTCGAGCAATTCGCTTTTATGAGCCGGCAGAAGGTGGCATTGCTTCGGGGGATACTCCAACGGAACGCGCCGGAGCTCGAAAAAGCGAAGGGGGAAACGACTGGGGCGTCATCTTCAACGTAGTCACCGCACGCACTGGGTGGACTCCGCAGGAGATATCCCAGCTGACCCTCGGCCAGCTGAGTTCTTACCTTTCGTACTGGGTAGGGAAGGCGCCGGCGAAGTCGGCGGACCAGGGAGTCACCGACCTCGACATGTTCAACATCATGGCAGGCATACCGAAAGTGATTAGGAAAAAATAAAACTATGGCTGCATTCGACGAACTCAAGATACTCATAACGGGCGACACGTCCGGCATTGAGTCGTCGATGAAAAAGGCTCTCAATGTCGTTCAGGGTGGCGTTGAGGCGATGAACGACGAGACCGTGGACTGGACCGCGATATTTAGTCGCTCAGTATCGCCCGCGATTATATCGAGCGTCGCGTCCGTGTTCGCGTTTGCAATCGCGCAGTCCGTGAACTTCCAGACGGCCATGGCGACGACCGGAACTGCGGCGGGCGAGACGAGTACTCAAATCGGCCAGATGAGTCAGAGTGCCCTCAACCTCTCCACGACGGTTCCACAATCCGCGCAGGACATCGCTAATTCGATGGCGCAGGTCTCGGCAATCTTTGGGAACGTTTCGGACCAGCAGACGGTGGTAGCGGCCATGTCCGAACTCGCGACCGCAGGTTTCGGCAGCCTCAACGACATCACTTCGGCCTCTATAGATATATTCAAGCAGTTCGGTGTCACCACCACGGACCAGGCAATACAGGTACTCACCGACCTCATGCACAGCGCAGAGGCCGCCAAGGAAACGATACCCGACCTCGCGAACCAGTTCAGCGGATTCTCCGATCAGCTTCCCGCGGTGAACAAGAACGTTGATACCTTCAACGGCCTTATTTCCACGTTCGGCGCCGAGATTAAGAACGTCGGCGCGTCCGGCACGGAGCAGATATTCGCTGTGCTCGCGTCTTCTTCTCAGAGTGCCGTCGGTCCTATGGAACTTCTCGGTACGTCATTCGGTGCAATACAGAAGTCCTTACTCACGGACGGAGGGCTTTCTGCGATACAGAGGACGTCGGATGCGCTGCTCAAGATGGGTCCAGGTGCCTCCCTCATCGCGACGAACTTCGGGCTTTCCGCAACGCAGGTCGGGCAGTTCCAGACAAACGCCTCTCATCTTCCGCAAGTGGCAGCAGATGCGAAGGCGATAGCGACGAATTCGCAGACCATTGACCAGGCGTTCCAGCAGGCGGATGTGGGCACAAACCAGTGGTTTACCGACTGGAACAAACTCAAAGCGCTTCTCATCAGCAGCGACATCGCTTCGGTGTTTGATGGAATCGCCATTGCTATTGGCAAGGTTCTCGATCTTATAGCGGGTACTGGAGGATTGAGCAATCTCTTAAAGACCGCTCTCAATCCAACTGGGAGTGCCATAGGGTTCGGAATCTCTCAACTAGAGGCACTTTTCGGGGGATCCAAGGCACCGAACGACGCTCTCACGAGGGGTTTGCAATCCACTGGGGTGGGTTTTAGCAACGACTCCCTTTCCCGCATTGACCAAACAGCCGCCTCGTCGGGTCTCATGGACTCGCTTTTGAGTGCACTCTCTACAGGTATTAAGGGAAACCAGTACACTCAACTCGTGAACACATTCCATCTCAACGTGCCCGCAGGTGCTGGCGGACTAAACGCTAAACAAATCGCCGCCCAGCTTTATAGTCAGTTCCAAGGAACGCAATAATATGTCAGCACTTAAAATGTATCCGTACATAATCCTCGACGGTAACAAGTACCCCGTCGCCATGAACACGTACAACCGGAAGTGGCAGCGCGCGTTCTCCTCGCAGCTCGCTGGCAACATCGTGCGCCTCAACTTTATCGACAAGGGTCCCGGCATCCGTGTGTATGACATGACGCTCATCCTCGCGAATTGGGCGCCGACGTCGCTTCCCTATCTTGATGGAATCACGCAAAGCTGGGACACGCAGGAGCAGGCCCTCGAGACGAGTTACGGGAAGATTGCGCAAGTATTGCAGTTCGTGGATCCGATGGGCCTCTCACCCGGGCCGAGCGCCCAATACGGTGTGTACTTCACCAACTTCAATCTCATCATTCCGCAGTACTCGACGGTCCAGAAGCCGTACCTACTCGCAGAAATTGAAGTCACCGAGGCCACACAGCTGGTAAACTAATCATATGCTCGCCCCCGATATCACGTTCCGCCGAAGCGTAACGCCGTACGACGTGCTCGCGGCCGCGGCGTACGTGCAGTCCACACTCGGTGGGAACAACCTCCCGGTGCTCCAAGGCGAGAGTTCCAACATACTGATTTTCCGTATATACAACAATTACGCCGCGGCGGCCGGCATCGCGTCGGCCGTGAACGTGCGCGTGACCACCTTCGACACGGTCGACCCGGGCTCGCACACGGCTACCAAATCCGTGAGTGCGCAGGAGTGGATACGTGTATACGAAAATGGCTATGGAGAAAATGCCACACCGCCCGGTCTATACTCACGTTACATCGGCCTCGACACCGCCGTCGGCGCACAGGGGAACTTCTACGTCCCCGAGTTCGGAAGCGCCGGGACGTCGACGCCGCAGATACGCGCGGGAACTGACACGAACGGCGTCGGGTTCATTGAGATAGCCTCTTACTCCGAGATACCCGACGCGGTTGGCACGGCGTCCTACACCTTCGGCATCTCGATAGAGTACGAATGGTCCAGCTAATTTTATGATCGCAGACAACATACCATGCACAAACAAGACGCTCGAGGAGCGTGGGTTGCCCGCCGATTCGTTCTTTGAGGTCGAGTTCGATGATGGCTCGAGTCTTACCGAAAAGGAAATCAACTGGTCGGCAATCGCCGAGGAAATGCGCGTCGCATACTTCGGTGCCACTAAGACGGTGTTCGTGTGCAAGTTCCCTGTCTCGACGTTGTGGGTGCATCACGGGGATCTACGCGCGCATGTCGACGTTCCGAGCGGGTGCCAGGCATACCAGGCCGTGCGCAGCCAGGCGCTCATATTGGACGGCAAGAGGCAGACCAAGATTCTGGGTCGGGCGGTCGGCATCATCAAGGACGGTGAGGTCATTGAGGAGCAATTCATAAACGAAACAGAGCACGAGGTCTTCGGCACCAGAAAATAATATGAGCACCACTGGCACATTTAAGGACTTCGCTGCGACGCTAACCACCTCGGGATACAAGTGGCTCACCAGCACGCTGCTCGCCCTCCAGCAGAGTTTCACCGTTCGACCGTATTTCACGTGCCAAATCGTCGACGACACCATCCAGCCGAATGCACAACTCTTCAATGGGAGCGGTCTTCCGCTCAACCGGGGAGGTATGGTACTGGCGCCCGATGGTGCGATGCTCGCTGCCGGATTCGACGGTAGCGGTCACGTCGTATTCCTCAAGGCACCTGATTTGAATGCGGTCGCTGGTGTGTGGCCCACGTCCGTGACACTGGATACCAGTTCCGGACTCACGCCCACAACGAACCAAGTGGCGATATCAGTGTCGGACTGGTTCGCCGGCAGCTACCGTGTCGACGTCTTCTATTTTAAGAACCTCATTAGCGACGCCACCAACGTGCAGATCGTGCACCAATTCTCCGATGACGGTGGTGTGACGTGGAGCTCAAACACCACGACTGCCAGCTCCATGCCGAACACCAACTACCCCACTGACAACCTTTCCATAACAGCTCTCCAAAGTAGGAACGTCGGAGGCATCATGTTTTCGGGGTGCGCGTACATCAAGCCGAACAGCCACACCTTCGCTTCTGGATTTACAGGCTACGACATCTTCTATGTCTTCCAGGACCAATCCTCCGCTTTCGGCACTCAGGTGCAGTGGGCGTATAACGACGCAGATTCGTTCGATTGGACGATACAGGGGCTCACTTCCTTCTACCTCAATGGGGTTCAGTATGTCGCGTTCTCTGGCTTCCATAACATTCTCGGGTCCGCAGGATCAAACCAGAACTTCTCAATATGGGTGACGGCGATACTGAACAGCCTCAACAACACCAGCGCCGACCTCTGGGCACCTCCCATACCGGTCATGCCTGTCGGCTCCACCAATTCATTGAATCAAAACCAATTCCTCGACCCCGTGGCGACGGTACAGGGTTCGATGGCGTACATCACCATGCGTGCGATTCTTGTCGACTCTGTCTCGCAAACGGCGCAGGGCAGCAGTTCCGCGGTCGTTACGACGCACACGAATTGCATGCTGATACAGTCCGACGACGGAAAAACGTTCTCGTACCCTTCCGTGTTCGTGTACACAGACGGTACCGAATTCAACGCTGGCACAACCGCCTCCTTCGTTCCGCAAGGCGCGTATTGGTACTTAGGGGGGAGCGCAGGCTATTTGTGGCAGTACGTGCAGAACAGCATCACCGCCGATATATCTTCCGACATCATCGGGTACTCGATATCGGAGCAGGCGGGGCAGCCCTCAAGCATTTCGATAAAACTCGGCAACGCGAACAACAAGTGGGTAGGCGCTTCTCCCACTGGTCCCGGCGCCGCAGCAATCATGCGCAATCGGAAAATTGTACTGTGGCAGGGATACTACGCCTCAAACGGCATTCCAGAGGTGGTGCCGAGGAATATCTACTTTATAGACGACATACAACAGCAAGTCTCTGGAACCTCCAACGACGTGCTCATCGTCGGTCGCGACCTTTACAAGAAGATGAAAACTACCGTCACCCGCTTCGGATACCAATTCGTCGGGCCGGTATTCTATACCGACATATTCGACGGGACGACGAACCAGAACTGGAATCAAATCGCTGGAACGTGGACGTTCCAGGCTGCTCCCAACGCCGTGTCCGGATTGAACTCGGGGGCCGAGGCGACTATGGTCCTCGCCAACGTGCAAAACAACACCTTCGGCCATCTCATGCGCGTCTTCTTTCTAAACACGCAGCTCGGAACCGTGTACGTGTATGGCATGTACGTCGATTCAAATAACTGGCTACGCTGCGAAATCGACACGTTACACAGCACGTGGGCGGTGGTGAAGAACGTCTCCGGTTCCAAGACCACGATAGACAGCGGTTCTCTTCCTACGACGATGACTAACCTCGATTGGTACATGGTCGTCGTTCGAAGATACTCGTATTGGGACTTCAACTTTATATTTTCGCCGGGCGTCAGTTCGGGTAACGAGCTCTCAACCTACGACCCCGCTACGCAGTCCTATCTCCTCAAGAACAGTAGTAGTGGTCACTATTCGATACAGTCGAATGTTGCAGCCACCCCCTCGATGCAGGGCGCGTTCTCGGTTGGGCTCGGAGCAAGCGCGAGTGTGACGCAAGAGTTCCGGTACTTCCAGCTTGCGATATACAACAACTCCAATAACGTGGGCGAGGTCACGAGGGCCTTCGCGCGCCTTGCCGCGATATTCTCGTTCAAGATCGTGTACACGTTCCGGGAACTTCTCTACACAATCTCCCAGATAAACGGAACCTTCACCGTCACGAATCGCGTGCTGCGTGTAGCGGCTGGCAACACTGCGCTTTTGAGCACGAACCAGATGTCGAACGGTGAGATATCTTTCCAGGCGAAAATCGCAGCGTCGGCTGCAAGTGCTGCAGGATTTCAGTTCATATTTAGGTCAAACAGCGCCACAAGTCCCACCACCGCTTATTATTTCCATCTCCTATGGAACGGCACGACGGGGACGGGTTCACTGGTCACGTGCCGGTTCGAGCGTCTTGCCAGCGGGACCACGTACCGCTTCTATAACAGTGCTGAGGATGTGGAGTATAACGCGCAGTTTTCGAACACGGCCCAGCTCAACATCGACCCGACGGTGCTGCACACCTTTCGCATCGTAATGATAGACGGCCAGATGTTCGCCTTTATTGACGGCATTATGGTAGCAGCATGGAACGACGACAATACGACCCTCGCTTATCTCAAGTCTGGTTACTGGGGATTCTCGGCAGATTCCAACACCACTCTATTCGCGCAAGAAATCGTCGCTCCGATTCTGTGGAAACCGCTTCCCTCGGTTTCCTACAATGCCGGAGACGACATCGAGAGCGATATAACCGCGTTGGCCACATCCCTCATGTTCTGGTTCTTCTCCGACCTCTTCGGTCGGTTCAAGTCGCTCTTCCTAAACTCCACCGACCAGCCGACCTACACGTACGACAACCAGCTCTACCAGCAGAACGTCGACCAGTCCGATAAGGAGTACGTATCGCAAGTGACGGTGCAAGGTAGCGGTGTATCCGCGACAGCCCGAGCCACAACCCTCATGGCAGGCGTGACCGTGCGCGAACTCGTGCTCGTCGACTACACGATTCTCACCCAAGCGGACGCGCAGACGCGCGCGAACAACGCGCTCATCAATGCCAACCAGTACCTCAACCAGAACGCCTCGACGCAGGTCATCAACGTCGGCGCCGAGCTCTTCGACGTGGTCACCGTGGTCAACACCGGCAATAACACCTCCGGAGTGAACGGTCCGACGCGCGTGTATGATCAAGACTTCGAACAGGGTGGCGGCAATAACAACTCTGATTATTCACTGACGATAGATACGGGCAACGTATGAGCCTTCAACCGGGGAACGACACCTTCCAGAAACAGCAGCGCAAGTTGGTGCGCGCGACTTTCAAAAAAGCGTTCATTAGCGCCGTGCACGTCAACTCGAATACCGTGGATGTCAGCTACGCGGAGAACCCTCTCACCATTGTGCGCAACGTCCCTATAGCGAGAAACGTAGACGTCACTCTCCTTTCCTCTGGGCAACGGTGCCGGGTGGATGTGTTTGACGAGACCAATCCAAATGACTGCGTGATGGCCTATACATACTAACCGCCAAGGCAGACGAGTAGGACCTTATAATGAGTGCATGAGTAAAGCGCTTCCTTTCTAAAAGGTATGGCTGAATGGCTCACTCCTAGTAACATAATGTTTGCTATCGGGATTATCGGAATCATCTTTTCCGTTTTCTTTTACTTCCAGAAGCCGCAGATTGACGAGCAGCAGAAGGCTGCGCTTCTCGCGCAACAGGTGATATCAAACAACGAGAATGTTGAGAGGCGCTTCGCAGACATGGGTGGAAATATAAAAGATGCCATGACGCTTGCGGAAAACCACATACACACGGTCGACGTCAAGGTGGATAAAATCGGAGACAATCTCAACACCTTTAGCAGAGAACTCGTGCGACTGAGTACCATCATCGAAGAGCGTATCCCCAACCCCAACAAGCCAATCACCCCTGCTCCTCAGATGATGCTAAAATAATCATATGCCCGAAAAACTTCCCCCGAATGCAGTAATCATAGTCGAACCCACGCCGACCGACTTCGTTGCTGGCGCTGAGACGGGGTTCGTCGAGATTGCGCGCAACGCCCTCGGCAACTGGGTCTCCTCGGAGCCGCCCGGAGAATGGCAGCGCGACATGGCCTCAGGATTCGAGACCGACGCATGTGTCTCTTTCGGCGCAGACGACACGCTCGAGACGACCGGCGACGCCGACATCAAGGCCGGGCGCCTGCCGCAGCCGTTCGTCGATTGGATGAGGAGCAAGGGGTACTTCAACCCCGACGGCACGCTCAACTTCTCCGACCGGTTCACTGCGAAGATGTCTGGCACCACCACCAACGGCAATAGCCTGCCGGCGGTGTGGGCCTCAATAAAGAAGAATGGTCTTGTACCGGAGAGCGTGTGGCCGTTCCCTTTCGCGCAGCTCACCAACGATCAGAACGCGGACTGGGCGACCTACTACGCGACCGTACCGCCCGAGATCGTGGCCCTAGGGCAGGAGTTCGTTGCGCAGCTTGCTGCGAATGGTCTCGGTGTCTTCTACGAGTGGGTGATTGCCACCGGTATAGGCGCCGGCGACGATGTCATACGGCAAGCGCTCACTGTGTCTCCCCTTCACATCGCCACCGCCGTGTGCCCGCCGTGGAACACGGCCGCCCCCATCAACGGCTGCGGTCCGGGATCTGCTCATGCGACCATGCTCGCAGCTATGGAGGTAGACGGGACGCGGGATATCCTCGACCACTACGTTCCTTTCCAGAAGCGCTTCTCGCCCAATTACGTCATCTCGTATGCCATGCGCGGGGTCATCCAGCCGCTCTACGTCGCCCCACAGACCTTCCATTACACGTTCACCAAGCAACTGACGTACCTTGGCGTTACCAACGACCCAGTCGAGCTACACGCCCTCCAGCAAGCCCTCCAAACGGTCAAGAACGCCGCCGGACAGACGTATATGAAGGCGGGCGTTTTCGGCCCCTTCGGACCGCAGACGAAGGTCGCGCTCGGTGTGTTCCAAACCGACCGCGGCATCCATGATATAGACGGGCAGGGCGCAGATTTCGGTCCTGCGAGTCGAACCGCTCTGAACGCAGCATTACTCAACGTAAAATAACAACATGCAGAACGGTATATTCAAGCTGGACCTGGGCACCGCAGCGGACGCGATTGTCGTGACAATCGTCACGGCCATCGTCAGCTCAGTGTTTATATTCCTCTACGGCATCGTCACGGCCCCCGGCTTCGACATCCTAGCAATCAACTTCGCGATGGTCGGGCATCAAGTGCTCAACCTCTCAATCGTGGCGGCCTTCGTGGTCATCGGCAAAGACTTCCTTTCGACGAACCGAGGCAGCGTCCTCAACGTCACTCCGAACACCACGCCCTAAGCACTGCACCTAGTGCAGTAGCATTAAATGGCGCAAAAGCGCCATTTTTTGCGCTTGTGGATAACCCACTTTCACGTGAAACGGGTTCGGAGTAGGATTGTAGGAACGTCGGCTTCCCGATAGGTCAGCATCCGGCGCTCAAAAATAGGACACCATGCAAACAAACACAGCCTAGCAACTGTCATAATTTCCACCATCGCGTGGACCATTCTCCTAGTCCCCCAGGTCGCAGCGACCGAAGTTTCGTACGTCCGGATTCCTTGGGAAGATGTGGCCATTGCTTCGGAGAAGTCAGACCTTGCCGTGCAACAGGACGCGTGGCTCGCTCGATTGGTGACATGCGAGAGCCGAGGCAATCCCGCCGCGATCAACCCGAAGGACCGTGACGGCACACCGAGTTACGGCTTGCTGCAATTCAAGCCCTCGACGTTCGCGATGTTTTCGAGTTCCTATGGGATAGGAAATCCCGCTGATTACATGAATCCGAAAACACAAGAGGAGATTGTCGAGCGTATGATGCAAGACCCCACTGTACGGTGGGGCATTCAGTTTCCGGTCTGCGTAAAGAAACATATAGGGCCGCCACCCGGAGCGGCCGGAAGGGTATAATTATGGGATGGAGATGGGGTGGACAGTGGACACTCTAAAAGAGCATTTCGATGCTCTTCGTGACGCTGATGGAAAAGCTGTAAGCGCTGCTCTCGTTTCTGCTGAAAAGGCTGTCGCTGTCGCAGAAACGAATGCCGAGAAGTGGCGTGAGAATGCGAACGAATGGCGCGGTGCTATGACCGATCGTGAGAAAAACTTTTTACCCCGAGATGAGTTCGATATCTACAAGACTGGCACAGAGAAGGCGCTGAACCTTTCGGTCGGCAAGGGGGAGGGGCTGGCGCAGGGGTGGGCGATTCTGATTGCTGCTACTGGACTCATCGCGACTATCTTGGGCGTTGCGGCGTATTTTCACTAGGAAAAATTCTGAGAGAGTAGGTGGAGAGGATCGGTTAATTACGCGACGAGAACTTGGCGGACCTGCGCCTCAGCGGCTGCCTGTTCGTTGGCGGGGAGGCCGGACTTGATGGTCGCCCATTCCGCGTTCAGTGCCTGCGATTCGCTGGCTGGGATAGGGTTGCCGGTGCCGTAGTTTTTTGCCTGGATTTTCTTAATAAATACGCTTACAGCGTTACTGTGTACATCGTTGGGGCGACCGTCGTTGAAGCGTCCGTCATTGTTGTTACGCCCATCGTTACCGCGACCGTCGTTGTTGTTGCGGTCGTTGTTAGTGTCGTAGTTCATATATTTTATTTTTTTAGGGGTTAAGGCCTCTCCATGCACTCTCGTCACTGCATTATCCACAATGACTCATGGGGGTGCTGTGAAGCCATGTATAATGGGTGGCGCGCGGTGGACCAGCAGTAGGTCGCGAGACTCATAATCTCGAAATCGTAGGTGCAATTCCTACTCGCGCAACAAGGTTATCCAATCACTAAGGCGTGCTAAAAACAGACGCGCCCTCAAGTGGATAGCCTTCTATATATTTTATAAGCCTAGCGAAATTGTCATGACAAACATTGCATTCAACACGGACGGCACGATCACCGTCACGTACTCAGATGGAACGACGAAGGTGTTCACGAACTCGGCCCCCGTGGTCGCGCCGGAAGACACCGAAGTCGACATCCTCTTGTCGGACGGCTCGACGAAGAAATTCGTCCCGGCTGCGTAAGGTACGCCGACAGAATCCACGAAAAAGCCCCGAAAATGGGGCTTTTTCTTATATATGAGTTATCCCCTTTTGCGAGTTGTAGAAGTTCGGCAGTGCCGTATAGTGGCTATAGGAAGGTCGTTAACAGATTAAAAAATAGCCATGAAAAAGGAACCGAAGAAAAAGTGTCCGCATGCAACATCGGTGAAAATCCCGGGTGGATATCGCTGCGTAGATTGCGGAAAAAAATTGAAGTAGCTCGGTGCACGCCGAGCGTCGGACCAAGCGAGGCACACACGTGGAAAACACCAAGCGGCCAAGCGGTTGTTCCGACGCCCGGCGTACAAGTCGGGAGTTATTCGAGGGAGGAAAATCCAGCGCTCGAAAGAGTATCGCCATGGATCCCCTGAGATGACTCAAGGTCGATTTATCAAAGTTCATTGAGGGGAAGGTTTGGAGAGGGGGGATAATCGAAGTAATTGTGGTACTGGCGATGTATAGAACCTTCGTAGAGTAAGTCGCCTATAGTATCCCCTCCCTCCCAGCCTTTCTCTTAAGAATCATGATTATTAAAAACACACTACTTGCGACCATATTCCTCGGCTGCTTGCTCGCATCAAGCGTCGACGAGACGAACACGATTCGCATTTCGGAGGAAACCTCTGCATCTGCAACGATGGCGCAAATAGGAATAACGCAATGACACAACGAAAGAAAATTGACGGGAAGCGTTTCTATACGCTCGGGGAAATCGTTCGAGAAGGGCTTATACCCGGCGTTGATTCAATCGCCAAGATGTCCCGGGTTGTGGCCGCTGATAGATTGTTCAACAACATTCTCCGGTCGCAGTTCGCGCCGGTAGGAAAGATGGAGCGGTACCAAATTAGAGGGTCGAACATTATTCGGTTTCTAAACATGCGTGAGGACAATGGGTAAAAAAATTACAACGGTGCCGAGCTTCACGATGGAAGAAACCACCAATCCGAATGTGATGCGTTTCGTCGACAGACATGGCGACTGGACGCACTACTTCCTCGTCAAAGAGCAGAAGTTCGTGAAGGCCGTGAACCACGTTCTCTCACTCGGGTACAGCAAGGGTCCGCAGTTCCGGGCGTATCTCGAGTCGCACACGAAGGAGGAAATCGCGAAGACCCTCAACGAGCGCGGCGACGAGGGATCGCGTACGCACATGGCGATACGCGACCTCATCAAGGGGCTCAAGATTACCATGAGCACGAAGTACCCGACGGAACTCCGAGGCGGCCGCATGGAGGCACTCAACGACGACGAGTGGGAGAATGTACAGGCATGGATCGAGTGGTGCGAACGTTATCAGCCAAGGCGTATTGCGTTCGAGGACACGATTGCGTGTATCGACTTTGCAGGCACTCTTGACGGGCTGTTCGTCATCACCGTCCCTTCTGGAGACAAGGTGTTCGAGAAGCCGTTCTGGGGGAAGGACGTGCTCCTACTCCCGGACTGGAAGTCGAGCTCGGCGATATGGAGCGAGTACGAGGCGCAGACCGCAGCGTACTGGTCCATGGTCAAGCACGACCCGAGGTTCGAGAAGTTCGTGAAGACCTACGCCGGTCGCATCTTCACCGGTGTGGTAAGGCTCGGGACTCTGCACGCATCTGGGTGGCAATTCGAAGTGTGGGACCAGAAATACACTGAGGGCGAGCACATGCGCCGTTTTGAGGCAGCTCGAGTAATTGCCGACCGGCACGAGCCGGAGTTCAACCCGAAGGTGGAAGAGATCCCCACGCAATTCTTTATCAAGATTCCTAAGGCGAAAGTCGCGCCCATCAAAACGACTAAAAAACTACCCATATGAGTGAAGACACAAGTTGGGAGAACGACATGGCGAAGGCGAACGAGGAGCGGCAGAGCTCGAGCAGCGCTTCCGATTTCCACAAGTTCTCAGTGGGAGAACACGTCATGCGCATCATGACACAGCCGGTCAGAAAGGAGAGTCGCTTCGGGTATGGAGTTTGCTACCCCGGGGCGCCGTATTGCGATCCAGCGAAGTTGCAGCAGGAATACGAAGAGAAGGCGGCGGCGTACGAGTTGGAGGTGAACGCTGCAAGAATTGCAAAGAAGAGTGCGGCCGAGATCAAGATGATTAAGAAACCCTCCCGCACAAACATCGAGCTCAAGTGGAGCGTATGGGCGCTGGTGCGCACCATCAAGGACGAGAAGGGACGGTTGGAAACAGTCAACGAGTTTCGTATCGTCGACTTGCCGCACGGTGTGTCCGAGGCGTTGCTCGCGCTGAAACAGGACAAGGACATGGGTACCTCATTCGACAATTTTCCGATGCCGTACGACGTCAAGGTGACGAAGAGCAAAAAAGAAATGAGGGGGCGCGCGTGGACGCCGAAGGACGTTGAGTACTCGCTCACAGCCGGTCAGATTCGTAAGCCAGTCACGGAGGAAGAGGCGGCCGACCTCGAGAAGAAGTTGCCGATACAGCAGATCCTCGAGCGCATGGGTGAGAAGGCGCGCGAGCGGTACGAGGAGGGCAACGAGGGAGGGTCCGACGATCACGGGGGCGGAATCGAGTACCCGAAGGACGACATCAATCCAGACGACATCCCGTTCTAGGTATGGCGAAGGTCAGAATTGAGATTGATGAGGAGGTGAATTCCGCCTCAGACATGGTCGACCTCCTCAACGACATCGCCACCAAGGTCAAGGAGGGGCACACGATAGGCCACAAGCCGTCGTGGGCCCTCTTCGGGGCGTCCAGCGAGGTCAAGCTGCGCGGCCCAATTACTACCGATAATAGCACTGCACTAGGTGCAGTAAAGCGTCATGAATGACAGAGACACGTGGACGTGCATCGCTATGGAAAAGTTCGGCGGCGGCTTTGTGAAGGCGCTCGCCGCGCTTGCTAGGCACGCGGATGCTAACAATCTTTCCCTCATAAAAGCGAACTGGCCTCGCTACTGGTCTGAGTATGAGGCCGTGGGTAAAGAGTTGGAAGGTAACCCAAGCGTTGCATGAGGTTTATCAGAATGGTATTCGGTTCGCCCTTCTTCGCAGCAGGCATATTTCTCATGTTTGTCGGCACGCTCATCATGGGCTTGGAGACGGCTGGGCGAATGGCTGAAGAGATAAAGGGATTTACCGAAAGAAAAAAGCATGAATAAGCCAAAGGAGAAAGTTAAGAAGGTCGCTACCGGTTCTTCCATCGAAGACACGCTCAAGTCGATTCGAGCGAAGTTCGGCGACGAGAGCATCATGATGCTGAACACGACGCGCAACGTCGACATTGACGCGCTGCCGACCGGGAGCATCGGTCTCGACTGGGCGCTTGGCATCGGGGGCTACCCGCGCGGCCGCATCATCGAGATATTCGGTCCGGAGAGTTCCGGCAAGACCACGCTATCCCTCCACGCGATAGCAAACGCGCAGATGAAAGGAGAGGAGTGCGCATTCATTGATGCGGAGCACGCGATGGACCCGCAGTACGCTAAGCGGCTCGGCGTAAAGATTGAGAAGCTGCTGATTTCCCAGCCGGACAACGGCGAGCAGGCGCTCCAGATTGTGGACGCGCTTGTGCGCGGTGGGAAGATGGGCGTGATCGTGGTCGACTCCGTCGCCGCCCTCACCCCGAAGTCGGAGATTGAGGGCGAGATAGGCGAGCAGAAGATAGGTGCGCAAGCCCGGCTCATGTCGCAAGCTATGCGTGTGCTCACGAGCGTGATTAAGAAGTCGAACACAATCGTCATCTTTATCAACCAGACGCGCATGAACCTCGCGGCACAAGCAACGTGGGGCGCTCCGCCGGAGACGACGTCTGGGGGCAAGGCGCTCAAGTTCTACGCGAGCGTGCGCATCGAAATTAAGCGCATCGCGTACATCAAGAAAACTGCTGATGAGGACCCCATCGGCTCCCGCGTCCGATGCAAGGTCATCAAGAACAAAGTTGCTTCACCGTTCAAGCAGTGCGAATTCGATGTCATGTTCAACCAGGGCATTAGCCGGGAAGGTGAGCTGCTCGCACTCGGCGAGAAGTTCGGGCTCGTAACCGACTACAAGTGGGGAGAGGTGAAGCTCGGCCGCGGACTCGAGAGTGCCCGGCAATTCCTCATCGACGACGCGAAAGTGGAGCGCGACCTCACCAAGGCTGTGATGGCTAAGATGCGGGAAGAATAAGGGTTATCCACTTCGGCTGTGGGCCTCGCACGCTCACAGCTGACGGTACAATCATCGACCCAAACGCCATGAAAGGATTCGGCATATATATTCAAAACGATCTTCTCGAGCCGAAGCACGTGAAGAGTATGCGCAACGCGGTGTGGTTGTATATGTGGCTCATTGACCACATGACTTCCATCAGCGAGGAACAAGTAGGGTTGGTGCTTGGGGGTCGCCCGGTGAAATACGAAGAGGTTGCAGCTGAGCTCGGCATCGCCCGGAATGTCTACTGCGAGTGGGTGGAGAAGCTGAGAGCATATCCGTACATCGAGACCACCAGAACGCCGTACGGGATTGTATTCAGAGTTTTCAAGGCAAAGAAGCGGTTCAAGAAGGGGGTAGAGATGTACGGAAAAGCTAGCAGAGATGTACGGAAAAGCGGGAATGTAATTAAGACTATACAAGACAATAACAAGAGAATGAAAACGTCAAAGACGTTTTCGCCATTACAAGGTAAGAATTCACCACGGAGTATGGAAGTAGTTCCGATAGATGATGACGGGCAGGAGATTCGGCCGCGCCGTACTGGGCCGAAGCCGGAGGGAAAAAATAAGATCGCCATGCGGCTGCAGAGGAAGTTCGTGGAGATGGCGCAGAAGCAGCTCGGGTCCTCGCCGGTCATGGACGTGAAGGGCTACAAGATGTGCCTCTACGCGATGAATACTGGCGGCCTCACCGAGGTGCAGATTGTCGATCTCTTCGACGAGTGGTTCAAGCTGGGAAAGCCGGACGAGGAGACGATCTCCATCACCCGCGCGCTTTCGGCCAGGCAGATAGAGGGTTACAAGGTCCGCAATAACGTGAAGTGATATGACTGCTCCAGAAAAACTAAAGGGAAAGCAGCTGCTTGAGAAGGAGCAGCGGCTCGCGACGTACGCGGGTCGCGACCGTATCGTGTCGTCGCACGAGCTCGCGGAGGAGCTGGCAAAGACCGAGGAGTCGGTGTTCAAGATACTCACTGGCGTGAAGTCGCTCGACCGCATCCTAGGCGGCGGCGTGGAGGCTGGCGAGCTTATCGTGGTCACCGGCCCGACCGGCGAGGGCAAGACGACGCTGCTGATGTCGATCACGAAGAACATGGCGGAGGCGAAGGTCGACAGCGTATGGTTCACGCTCGAGGTCACGCCGCGCCAGTTCATGCAGAAGCTAATCAAGGCGGTCGGGGGCGAACAGCCGAGGGTGCCGCTGTTCTACTTGCCGCATGCCGGGCTCGAGGACGCGGAGGAGGCGTACGTGCGCGAGTGGGAGACGAAGCATCGGCGCCGATACGAGATGGTCGACTGGATCGAGGACAAGATCATCGAGGCGAAGGTCAAGGTCGAGAAGGATGGGCAGCTCCTCAAAATCGTGTACATCGACCACATCCACCAGATATTTCCGATGGCGAAAATGCAGAACGTATCGCTCGAAATAGGCGACCTCGTCGCGCGTATCAAGAACATAGCGATTACGCACAACCTCGCCGTGTTCCTTATCGCGCACACCAAGGACGATCCGCAGGGCACTGCGCGTGAGCCACGTAAGGAAGACATTCGCGACTCCGGTCTCATCACGCGTCTCGCCGACACGATAATCGGGGTGTGGCGCATCAAAAACTCGAACGACGGCACGAAGCCCCGGCGCGAGGAAATTGAGGAAGAGGACAACAAAGCGAAGGTTCGCGTGTTCAAGAATCGCCGAAACGGTACGCTCGGATTCTTCACGATGTACCACAAGGACCACTACATGACCGAGGATTACGATTGGGGCGATGACTTCTCCGACGACGAGAAGGGTGGTAAGAAAAAGGCCGAGAAGGATCTCGACATACCGTTCTGATATGGAAAACGCACAGGAAATAGAGGAGCGCGATTACCGTACTGCACTAGGTGCAGTGGCTAATTCAGGGCTAAAAACCTACGTTTCGGCTATCCACACCCTTGAAAACGTGGTGAAAATCATGAGGCATAATAGGGTGGAGCGTGCATCCAAAGGATTCACGCCCAAAGTTCTTCACAAGATGGTCGCCGATGAAATCAAGTGGCTGATGGCCCGGACCCGCGAAATGCGCGACGCCGAGCTTTTACGCAATGACGAAATGCGCACCAAGGGAACGCCCTTCGTGGAGCGCATGAAAATAATCAACAGCCGCAAGATCGAATGGTGCGACCAGGAAGAGACACGCCTTTCCAGACTTCTCAGCTCGTTTCGCGTTAGGCCGCTCGCCGAGTGGTTTGACGAGGTCGATTACGATGCGGCGAAGGAGATGGGAATGGCATGGGTTATAAGACTAAAGTTAGATTCAATCGCAATACATGGCTAAAAAAACAACGAAAGCAATCGTTCCGGTCGACGTGGATAAAATCGCGATCGACGCGTTCAAGGCATCGAAGTTCAAGAACAAACCGACGGAGCAGGTTATCGAGTCGACCATCGACGAACTCGAGGCGCTTCTCGTACAGCGCGGCAAGGAGGCCCGGGCAGACACCATGCTCATGTTCTGGGAGACGGGTCAGCTGATGCGCAATAAGGAGCGCGAGAACAAGGTCAGCATCAGCGCACTCGTATCGCGTGTCGCGCTCGACAACCGCATCAGCGGCCGGCACATGGGGGAACGCAGCTTGTGGTTCGCCATCAAGTTCTTCGACACGTATGGGAACTTCGAACTCGTCTACCAAACTGAGCACGGCGAGAACGTGTCCCTCAGCAAGGTCAAGAAGCTCTTGCTCACGCCGAAGCCGAAGAAGACGCGCACGTTGCAGCAGATCGCCTACGACCTCGTCGACAAACTCGGCGCGGACGAGGCGCAGAAACTCATCGCGGAGATTGAGCACGAGATTGAGCGCCGGGCGAAGCAGGGCAAGTAACCACCATGCTGTACCCGAGGCACTACATAGCGTGGGACCTCGAGACCTCCGGGCTCGACCCAGCGAGCGCGAAAATCCTTGAGATTGGTGCCGTCAGATTCGAGGATGGGAAAGTCGTTGAGCAAAAAAGCTGGCTTCTCAACCATCACATTCCGATACCAGAGGTAATCACGAAGATTACCACCATCACCAAGGCGCAGCTCGACGCTGAGGGGACGGACCCGGGTGAGGCGGTGAACGAATTCCTGTCGTGGTTCGACCGATACGGATGGATAAACCTCACGCACAACGGCTTCCGCTTCGACATTCCATTCCTGGTAGAAGCGGTCTCACACGACGGTCTGCATAACATCGGACAGGTAATGGAGATTAAGGAGAAGCTGTATCGGAATGGTGTAGACACGGCAGCGCTTTACAAAGGAAAGGTACTTGAAATTGAACGGGAGTGGAACGAGAACTTTGCGCAGTACGCTGCTCGCGTTCTCGAGACGAAGGCCTTCGGAGTGAAATACAACATTGCGCACTGCTGCAAGCAGCTCGACATTGACGCGACCCAGGTGAAGATGCATAGGGCCCTCGGAGACACCATGCTTACTAACGAAATATACAAGAAGCTGGTATGAGAGAAGATAAGGAAGAGCAATATAGGTGCGATGAGTGCCGGAAGAACCTCACGGACAAACGGCACATCCGCATCCTTCTCGGCTTCACGTCGGGATGGATGGCCCCCCCGTTCTTTGCCGGGAAGCCGGTGGCGGAGATATGCGCGCGCAATCCCGAGTATCACTTCTGCAGCGCCGAGCACTTCACGTTATTCTTCAATAGGAAACTCAATGAACTCGAACCCAACACCGCCCGAAGTCCTCGCCGCAGTCATGGCGCACCCGCTGTCTGGCCAGTGCTGGAGGAGACTGGCACTTCGGGACCATCAGTGCCAGGGAAGATTGACGTGGGAACACGCGCTCTTGCACGCGGGGAGGAGGGTCAACGAGACGTGGGCTTTAGTGAGGTTGTGCGAATACGCGCACTCGCTGGGCCAGTTCATGGACACGGGGATACTCGACAAGGGAATCAACCGGTGGATAGCGCTGAATCGTATCGAGAATTGGGACGAAGTGGAAAAGAGGTACTCGCGCACCTCATGGCGACAAGACCTTCGCTACTTGAACGGCTTGTACGGCCCCTTGCGGCTGTCCGGCGAGGGATTATAAGCGTGTTGCCTTAAGGCGTACTCGACGGCATAGTTATGGTAGAGAAAGAATTCCAGGTCATGTTCAAACATCTGTTGGCGAACGATTCGCCGAAGAGGGCTGCTGTGTACGAGCTCAAGCTCGAGAAGGGGCGCCGGCTATCATTCGACCGGGTATACGATCACCAAGTAGGCGCATTGCGACAAGCGAAGTATAAGGGTCTCTACCACAAAATTGCGGACCAACAGGCAACGATAGTGAACGGAAGGCGCATGCACTTCGGAAGTAAAAATCCGTTTGACTGCTTTTTCCTCAAAGGGGTCGAGGCATACGTGGTCGTGATGTTCTACAAGCCGAACTACTTGAAGGCGGCTATCTTTATCGACATTGACCGATGGGTCGAGGAGAAAGAAACCTCAAAGGAGAAGAGTCTCACCGAGAAGCGCGCGAAGGAAATCGCGAAGTGGGTCAAGGTGATACCGTGAGTTGCTCGGCCTACTCTCTGTCTGAAAAACGGCAGAGGTGAGCGCGCTCAATTTTTGGGAATTCCGGTTGGTGTTCATCCGGAGACCTCCCAGCGGCTCCCCGCCCGGTTGCGCCCGGGCAGGGAGTAGACCGAGGAACAGTTTAGAAGTAAAAATAAAATTATGTTAAATACACTCATCGCATTAGTACTCTCGCTTCTCGTTCAGGTGCAGTCACCGAACGTGCCGGTTCAATTCAAGATACAGGCGCTGCAAATCGCGAACCAGATTCTGCTGGTGGCGAAAGCAGAACAGGCCGCGCAGTCGATCACGACAGAGGCCGTCACTCCCGTCCTCGCACCGACTCTTCCGGTCGACACCGCCTCCCCGCCGGCGGATACTGGATCGGTTTCGCAGGACGACCAAGCCACAAGCACTGGTGCCGTCGCCCCGACGTGTTCGTTCTGGGCGCAAGCGGTAAATCTGCCCAACATGGGGTGGCGCGTGCAGTTCGGATGGGTCTACACGCAGGGCGCCTATGCGACCATCTCGACGGGTGGACAAGTGGTCGCATACCCGAACAAGGGCACGACATTCAATAGCAGCGCACTCGCGGGCCCGCTGTACTACTACATCTTCGGTCCGACCGACTACGAGATGGACGTGACTCTCAACGGCGTCACCGGATCGTGCACGGCGCACGCGACTGTACCCGCGACTCCCCCACAGAATTAATATGGAGGCACTTGGCATCAAATGGGTACCCGAGCTGCGCAACATTGCAGACCTCAAGAAGTGGGACAAGAACCCGCGCAAGATA